AACTTGTAGATTCTAAAGGACATTATGAATCAGACGATGAAACTGGTTTTTTCTTTGAACAATTAAAACAAATTCAACTATCATTAGATGGGATATTTGAAGAGGAGACACAAAATGTCAAAAAAGAAAATTAATGATGTAAAAGAAGAAATAAAAAAAATAACAAAAAAGAAAAAAAGAAAAGTTTATTTTGGACAAGAGGTACAAGACGCTATTATATTATATAATGAAAGCACGAGTGATGAAGTTAGAAATAAAATATATAAAAACAAAATACATCCAGCGTTTGATAAGTTAGCTGAGAATATAATTAACACATTCAAGTTCACATATTTTGATATGTCATTTGATGACATTAAACATGAGGTTGTAACTTTTATGGTAATAAATATTCATAAATACGACCACACTAAAGGTTCAAAGGCATTTAGTTATTTTTCAGTTGTAGCTAAAAATTATTTAATATTACATAACAACAATAATTACAAAAAATTAAAAAGTCACAGTGGTATTGAAGTTTTAGATTCTGAAAAAAATAATATGTATTCAAATCAAACAGACATGAAACAATTTACTAATGAAATTATAGACTATTTTGAGATAAATATATCTACTATATTTAAAAAGAAAAGAGATTTAAATATAGCTTATTCTATTTTAGAATTAATGAAAAGAATTGATGAAATAGAAAATTTTAATAAAAAATCTTTATACATATTAATTCGAGAAATGACTGATGTTAACACATCAAATATTACTTCAGTTGTAAATATTATGAAAAAACATTACAAAAAAGTTTTTAATGAATATCATAAAAATGGAACAATAACTTTAAATAAAAGTGGTTCATTTTTTTAAATTAAGTTTAATAAAATGATAATTAAACCCATTTAATTAATTAAGTGGGTTTTTTTATTTTATCCAATTTCCTACAAATTCTATATTTATATATGAATAACTACATCCAAGGAGACGTTATGCCAGATGATAATGAAATATTTGAGGGAAAAACCTTTCAAGATTTAACAAAAGATATTTACGAAAACACTACAAAGCGTAAAGTTCAAATAGATTTGTTAATATCAGAAATACACGGATTCATAACAACCATAGATGACGTAGTTATGGTAGCTCCCATAATAAAAGAATATATGGATACTGCAGTTAAAAACGATGAACACTTAGTAAAACTCGCTGGTGTACTACAAAGAATTATATCTAAATCTACAGGTGCAAATGATGAAACAATGTTGTTATCAGAGGCTGAAAAAGAAGAATTAATGGGGACATTACAAGATACTGTAAATGATTTACAAAATGAACAAGACAGATTAGAAGGCATAAAAAATAAAACAATTGACATTTCGGGAGAATAAATGAGTTCAGTCATATTAAACGATGGATTTAAAGTAAAGGGTTCTTTTGGGAAAGAAATAAATAGTCCACTATTTATTCAATTCGTTGAAGGTCAGTGTATTGACAATTGTGTAGCTCCTGATAGTTTAAGGTCTGCAGGTAATCTAAAAAATATTAACACTATAATAGCAAAACCACACATTTACAATGAAGCTCCACCAACTCCATTTTCTAGACTTGGTGATGAATATAGATATAAACCATTATTAAGAGGAATAACAGAAGTTCCAGCAAAAGGTGATCCAGTTTTATTATGCACTATTGGTGGTATAAATTATTATTTAGGTCCATTAAACACTCAAAATAGTGTTAATCATAATACTGATAATAAATCTACTCCACAAATTAATTTTAATTTTACAAAACAATCTCAAGGGTCAACTGCACAGGGAGTTTCACATGAATCAATTAATTTTGAAAAACAACCATATAATAGAATGCAAAAATTATTTAATGACGAATTAGACCATCCTGATGGTGGTTGGCAGGCTAATTCTAGATCTCCAATTGAAAATCATGGTGATATGTTAGTAGAAGGTAGACATGGTAATAGTATAAGAGTGGGAAGTCGTTATAGAAATCCTTATATGTTTTTTTCAAATGGTAGAAATCCAAGTAACGAAGTTGAAAGTCTTAATGATGGTAGTTTAATTAGTATAACTTCACATGGAACATTAGCTCAACATTTTGGTGGTTTTATTGATGATATTCACTCTGAACCTGAAAATATTATTACATACGATAATTTTATATTGTCATCAGATACCATACCTGAAAATGAAAACACAATTGGTAAAATGCTTGATAGTATTAATAAACCTGGACCAAATTCACCAAATATTATTAATGATTATGGTAATGAAATAAATCAAAGTCAAATACTTTTTCATTCGGATAGAATAATTATTAATTCTAAAAGAGACGATATTTACTTATCCTCATTAAAGGATATTCATATTGGTACTGGTAGAACAATGTCAATATCAACTAGTCAAGATTTAATAATTCAATCGGAAAGAACATTTCTTGGAAATCCAGAACCAAATCAATCAACTGTTGACATGGAGCCGATGATTCTTGGTAACCAATTATTAGAAATTATGCGAGAGTTTATGTCAGAACTTCAAAAAGCTCACGCCTTATGTAATGGTGTACCATTACCATTGGTTGATGCTACTTCAGCTCCATTATCAACTAAGATAAAACCAATTGAACAAAAATTAACAAATATAATTAGTCAACATCATTTTATAGAACCAAATAGATAAAGAGGTATGTATGAAAAAGAAAACAAACATAAGAACAATAATAAGAAAAATAGTTAGAGAAGAAGTCGCTATGGCAATAGGTGAAGTAATAACTGAATTGAAACAACCAATTGAATCTCAACCACAACCAAAAAAAATAGTTGAGAAAAAATTATATACAGAAAATTCTGTATTGAATGATGTATTGAATGAAACAGCACAATCAGAAGAATGGAAAACATTAGGTGGTGGAAAATTTGACTCATCAAGAATGAATGAATTGGTAGGTAGACAATATGGTGATATGATGAATAGTCAAAGTCCAACTATAAGTGTCGATGGGCAAACGCCGGATTTCTTAAAAAAAGATTATAGTGCAGTTGTAAAAAGAGGTTTGGAAATAGATAAACAAAAACATAGAGGATAACAATGGGCTTAAAAGATGATTTAATAAAAGCTAAAGTAGAGGGATTAAAGGCACAAGGAGCTAATCCAAATGATATAGATACGAGTAATGGTTCTGCTATAGAAGTTGAATGTGAACTTATGAAAGAGGCTATTGTTAACTTTTTAACTAATGTTGATTTTAAAATTACACAACTTAAAGCTCCTGTAACATTAGAAAATTTTAGAATACCCAATCAAAATGTGAACATAAAACCTCAAGTTACTTATATACCATATCCTGGTGGAGCAGCAGCACCTGCTATACCTGTTCAAGGTGGAACGAGTGGAGCTACTTTAGCTAGATTAAATTTAGAAAAAGATTCAAATGTAACATCTATAGATCCCAATGTAAATTCAGGTGGAGGGTTAGATTCAACTGGATATGTATTTATCGGAGAAGATCCAGAAACACAAGATTCTTTTGATGTTGGAGATGAAGATGGTCAAAGACTATTTACAAATGTAAAATTATTTAGAGAAGATATAGAGGAGTTCATATAAAATGGCTATTAAAGATACATCAAGAAAACCTTATATATCAGATAATGATACCAATATAAAAATTGGTATTGATTTACCAATTAGGAGAGGTGGTGACTCTGATGGATTTTTTGCAACCACTTCAACAACCATTGAAGCTGTAAAAAATAATATTAAAAATATTTTAAATACCGAAAAAGGTGAAAGATTTTTCCAACCTAATTTAGGAATGGGACTTAGAAAATTTTTATTTCAAAACATTACAGATGAAACAACGATTGGTATTCAAAATGAGATATTAGATGTCTTAGAATATTGGTTACCATTTGTAGAAGTTAGAAATATTGAAGTTTTAACCACTAATGATGATTCTTCGTTTAGTGGGGCAACATTAAATATAAAAATAATATTTAATATAAAACAAGATCCAAACACTTTGGATTCAGTACAAATCACCGTATCCGAAGAATCAAATGATGTTGACTTGGATTTAAATAGTGGTGAAACAACAACCATATCCACTGGTGGTGGGGGATATTAATGGAGATAAATAATGCCATCCTATAACAAAAAAGATTTTAGAGAATCAAACGTAAATTATTTAAATAAAGAGT